CCCCTGTGCTGACGCGAAAATAGCGGGAGACATCCTATAAAACCCATTTAACAATTCCCGAAAAACGGAAGGAGATAAGGTTGCAAAATGGGTGCAATTAGTAGCACACCCAACTCCCGAAAAAAAAAGTTTTAAAAACCCCTTGACATTTCCTAGGGAATCGGTTACAGTTAGGAAAGTAGAGAACAAAGAGCAAAAAAAGGAGCCAAACAACAATGAATCAAGAATCATACTTTGTGATCATGGGACTATTGCAAGATGGAGTCCCTGTCTATAAGACAGCCCGACCCCGCCCGAACGCATGGAGTTCGGAGTCTATAGATGCAAAAAAATACAATCACAGAAAAACCGCCGAGAATTCTCTAAACTCCAAGGGAGTAACGCTCTATTCTATTGGGATTAAGGATATTAAAGTTGAAGAAATCCCACCAAACGATCCTCGGCACATTCGAGCAGGTTATTCATAACAATCTATAGGGACAACCAAGCCAGATTCCGGTGCGATCGCCACAAGAAAAATCACCCTACCACTCCCGACTTGTTTGATGATTGACTAACGGCGATCGCAATCGCAAACCAATTTAAGGCATGACTTTGGTTGGTATTGTGGTAAAATCAATGGGTTAAATAAAATCTCGTTATGTCTTTCAATGAAAAACAATAACACCTACCTGATCGCGTTTATTATAGCCATTTCGGTCTTGACCCTCTGGATTAATGCCATAAATCTCGCCCATCACTTCTCTTTTCAAGGGAAGAAGGTTCAGGCTCTTGAATTGGTGGCAAATGGCGAAACCCCTAAAACAGAAACGAGTCCGAAGCGTGGCAATGGGAGACGTGAAGCATAAATGGAAAAGTTAAAAGCCTTTCTCAAAGCCCGAATCATGGGGAAAAGGCTGTTAACCATAAACCCTAGATCGGTGCAGTCCGAGTTACAGCTTACCCCGTTAGAATTTTGGGAGTCTATGGATCAATTAAAAGCCGATCAACAGATTAATTTCTACCAAACTAAAGGTAGTAGCGTAACCATCTATCCCGCAGCTATTCTCCTCGAATGAATAACTGCCTAAAATGCCAGATCCCTCTCAAAAAGAATGGGATGGCTTCTGGGAATAGACAAAAATGGAGATGCCGAGACTGTGGGTTTAGTTTTACCGAGAATCCACAGCTAGGGGGAAGACCTCGGATATTTGAAGATCACGTCTTGACCACTGCCGAACAAACAGCCCGACACCGGAAAAAGAAAAAGCTCAAGTTAACGGGATTATTGGTGGAGACATTAAAAGACAAGGGATCTGTGTCAATAATGCAGATAAAGTAATTTGACATCCGCCCCGCCGTAAAACGGGCGGGGATTGATAAGTTTAAATAGTGAATTAATGCAAACTATCCCATTAACAAAGTTTAGAAATGAGCTCCCCAAGTTTAAAAGGCAAGCTCAATAGGGGTTTAATCCTAGGCTTTTTAATATTCAGATTATTTTAAATGTTATAATTAATTAGTCCCCAAGATGTTCTCTCATCTGGGGACTATTCAAATTTAAGAAATTATATGAATTATAACATCATTCCGTTCGACTACAACGGGGTCAAGATTCAAGTTCGGGAATCTGACGGATGGATAAACCTGACCGAGATGTGCAAAGCCTATGATGTGAGGCTCGACAACTGGATGCGGTTGAAAAGCTCAAAAGCTGAACTAGAAAGCCTCGTAAACTCCCCCAATCTTAACTACCTCAGATGTGAGGGAGTTAGCTCAAACCCTTACGGTGCAATCCTTAAAACAAAAGAAGGGAAGAAAGGTGGAACATGGGGTCATCCGTTACTCGCAGTCAAAGTTGCCCGATGGATTAATTCTGATTTTGCCAACTGGCTCGATGCTCATAGTCTCGTTCTACTAAGAGACGGTAAAACTTCCTTAGACACCGACCCGTTTGCTCGGATGCTGGAAATCAGGGGAGAAAACTATGGCGATCTTGATAATCAGATTCTAATTGATGACCGCTTCTATGATGTGGACACTTATTCTACTTGGACTCTTGACTCAGGGGAGTAGATAGCGATCGCACCCTCTGGATTGAATGCCAGAGGGTGCTATTAACCATTAAGACTCCCGTTGGCTTTAAGTAGGCGATCATGATCGCATAGCCAAAGCAACCCATCTATATATTCAGTTAATCAAATACTCAACACCCCTTTATCCGCAAGATGATAAAAGGGTTTATCTTGTCAATCAAGCCGACCGATAAGTTTTGGTTCTATACCAGAGAATGCTTTGAACCGATCTAAAATTACAGTGCAGTATTGTGGCGATAACTCAAATCCGTAAACTGTGCGATCACCTTCCATTTTTTGCGCTGCGATTATTGATATACCTGAACCGAGAAATGGATCAAATATTAAATCATCGGGTTGACCATATTTTTCAAATACCCATTCACATAGCGCGACGGGTTTTTGTGTTGGGTGTACTCGTTTTTCGTGTTCACCTTCTCTTATCATGCCATTCCATAGTTGACGATAAATTCTAGTCACCCCAGACATATTAGTCCAACACATCTCACAGTCAGCAAAAGTATTTTCTATTCCCGTATCGCACCGCTTATCCCAAATAACCCAACAACTAGACGATGGAAGAATATCAGAATACCAATTCGCACCCCACCAAAAATGCTTTCCAGTTAGTTTGCTACAAAGGGAAAAACCTCTGAGTGCGGTGTCTCCGGTGTCATCCCCAATAACGGGTTTATAACTTCCCTTTTTCGCTAAACTACCCTCAAATATTGCGCCAACCATTTCTTTTTTAACCAGATTCATTCCATAGGGAACATCACTCCAAACCATCCCCACATCCCCAAACTTATCCCCCAACAAAGCCCTAACATTCCCTTCAATAGTAGAATCACCGCAGCTTATTCGGTGGCGACCCAGCGCCCAAATTTCACCCAACTTAACCCTAGATTCAATTTCATCTACCTTGTCCAGAAGTTCGGCAATTTCTTCCTCGTTTTCTTCCTCTTGCTGTTCAGTCGAGTCAAACCCTTCACCCTTGCCCAACTGTTCCAATAATTCATTTAATTTATAATCAGGGAAAAACTCACTCAGATCAACTTCCTGAACTAAATCATTTAAAAGATCAAAATCCCATGTTGAGAAATCCGAGGCGGTATTATCAGCGATCGCATATTGTTTCCAATCCGACTCTGATAACCCCTTACGCTTAACAGCAACAATCGTATTACCATCGGCTTCTACAACCAAAACCTTCTCAATCCCTAATTGACCCGCTTCCTCAAAGGTTCCATTCCTCGCCCGGACAACATCATTTTCATCAATAACAATGGAACGGCAAGCCCCAAACTGTTCTAAGGATTTGGAAATCACCTTAGCTGATAACGGCGTTCTTTTCCGTGCATTATTCGGATCGGGAGTTAGTTTGCTGATATCTGTCTCAGTAATTTTAGGTTTAGTCATGAGTTTTTGTGGTGACGTTTAATTTGTTAATTCTAACTTGGAATTATACTTGGATCAATCTAGCAACTTCTTTATTCCTTGTGCAAACCGCCCAACGGATAAAAGACAATACTATTCCTATAGCCACCTTTCTTTGTGGGCAGAATAGGTGTGACTCCGTGTAAGTTTGCCCATGCCGGATAGCAGATCATCGATCCGTCAACATTGTCAAAAACCAAATCGTAGTCTGGCACATGAAGATTTCCACCGTTGGCATTTTCTTTTTTAGAATAGATAACATTTACCGTATTTTTTAGATTCCTGTTATCTTGGTGATAATTGGCAGCTATATTATAATTACTAATTGAGCTAGTAAATAAATCTCCAAACCTAAACTTTTTTAAAACATTTTCCTCTATTGTTTTTTTCTGAATAAAATATTGTTCTGGCATAATATCTTTAATCAAATTCTCTGATAGTTTTGCTAATACTATCATTCCCTTAATAAAAGCAGATGCCGAACTCTTTAAATGAACCTGACTTATTGAATTAAAAGGTCTTCTTTGGTGGGGTTTGGCAGGAACAGCTCCGATTATTACAGATTCCTGTTCAACACTACTATATTCCCACGCTCCCGTCTCACTCTTGGTTCCTAGAGGTAAACGTCTGTACATTGTTGATTTAGGTACTCTTTTACTTCTTAATTCTTTGTTGCAATACCCCAAAACATCATTAACATCATTCGGTAAACTTCTGAGATAAAATCCAACCTTGTTCCCATCAGAATCAAGAAATAAAGTTGAGTCAATTACATTCGGAATTAGCTCTGGCGGGTTGTCATTTCTTTTGTAGCCGTGTTCTACAACTACTAATCTTTGCTCTTTCATTGGTACTAATTGCTAGTTAATTTTCTATTATAAAACATCTTTTAGTGCAGATACCAAAATAACACCAATATCTTCTCCTTTTTTCTTTGCTGTGTCATAAAGTTTTTTTGCTTCGTCGTACTTATCGGCAGGAAAATCAATAATTATACTTCTCTTGACGTTTGAGTTAAAATTTTCTGCTGTTGCATCTATATCCTCATCATCCATATTGATATAATCAGGGAAAACATTGATCCCTTCGTTCTTGCTACCCCCTAACTGTTCTAATAACTCATTTAATTTATCATCGGGGAAAAACTCAGATAGATCAACCTCTTGAGCTAAATCATTTAAAATATCAAAATCCCATGTTGAGAAATCAGAAGCGGTATTATCAGCGATCACATACTGTTTCCACTGCTCCTCTGTTAGCCCCTTCCTTTGAACTGCAACAATTTGATCTCCGGTTGCTTCGACAATTAGGACATTTTCCATCCCTAATTCCCTGGCTTCGGCTATTGTCCCGTTACCAGCGCGAATGATTCTATTTTCGTCAATAACAATACTGCGACAAGCACCAAATTCCTTGAGGCTTTTGTTAATAACAGAAGCCGATTCAGGGGTTCGCTTCCGAGGATTCCGAGGTGTCAATTTTAGGTCGGCAATATCAACTTGTTCGATTTTGGGTTTCGTCATAAATCAATAATATCTTATGGTTGATTATGGTGTTCTGTCTATGTTAGCATCTAATTGTCCATTTCGGCACGACTCGGAAGGAGTTCGGAATATCTTGAACAAACCTGATAATACAAGACTAGACCTTTTGATCAAAGCTGTCGAAATTTTAGTCGAGAATCCATACTTGTCCAACGTAAAAGTTGCCAAGTTAGTGGGGTGTGACGAAGGCTCTATTCGGCGATGGAAGAAGTTGGATATATGGAAAGAAGAAGAGCAAAAAATATTAAAAATAAGAATGGAGGTAGCAGGAAATATATTATCAAATATCGTAAAAGGTAATCAGAGTGAGCAAAGAAACCAAAGTCATCAGGATACTCAAAGTCATCAAAATACTCAAAGATATCAGAATACTCAAGGTGTTCGGGAGCAAAACGAGGATGTTAAAGATTTTGATCGGACTGACGTATTTGAAACAAAGAGACGGATTCAGTATCAAGCCAACCTAGAGAAACAGCAAGACGACTTAAAGTTATTCCTAGAGGCAATCAAGGCAACGGGCGTCCAATCGCTAAAGTTAGCAAATAAAACTTATACCGAGTTAGGGAAAATGGATAACCCTGTCAAGGCTTGCCAGCAGGGGACAAAGGCAGGGGTTCATTTTCACGTCCGTACGGGGATGGACGCAGTAAAGGAAGTAGACCGACTCATTGAACGAATCTATCAAATAGATCGGGTTCTTGAGTATATGGAACAACAAATTGGGACAGATGATTATGATTAACTTATATGGGACTACGTGTAACAGGCGAATCTACGGGAATGACAATACAAGAAAACACCCAATTAATACAGGGTGTTTTTGATTGATAAGATAACTCTTAACTATCGGCGTTAAAACCATCTACAATCCCCATCAAATCAGGAATTAAAGATTGAATCTTTAAATATTTTTCCGATAAAGCCCCCTCCATTGCCTCCAGCCGTGCCTCTATGTCAGGGTCAATTGTCGGGGTTTGTCGTGCCTCTAGTTTGGCAATTCTGTCCAGCAGTTCAGCGTAGCTTGATTTGGGCTTTTCAACCTTCCTCTCTAGTTTTACCTCGCCATCGGTTAAGTTTTCAATCCCACTAATCAGGATATCTCTGATCGTTTTTGATTGGTCATAGTTAACGCTCCCCCTGTTGTTAGGGGCTGTGGGGTAATGTTCCCGTCCGTAGGCTTCTATTGCAGTCAGAAGGTCGTCGGGACATCGGAAGTTAATCAGTCTGTTAGCCATAGGTTCTCTGTTTTACTTTGTGGGTTAAGTATAACACAACAATTGGGAATATAGGACACATAACAGGACACATAACAGGACACATAACAGGACACATAACAGGACATATAAGTAAAACATTGTGTTTTATGTCTTACCTATAGAAAAGTCTGATGTAAAACACCTTGATAAAGTAAAACAAATCGGTTATAGTGTTGTACATAGGGTAAAGAAAAGCCCTTAAACCACTACGGAACCTTGAAACCATGGATAACTTTGAACGCTTCCTGACCTTAGCAACATCTAAAAGTGTTGATGAAACAAGATTTTGCTATAGCTACTACGACAATGAAGACATTGGTTTTCTTCCTTCAGGCTCGGAATTGCAAATCTACATCAATTTTGACGATAGCGTTGAACTTCGGTACATTGGCCCATCAGCCACAGAAGAATGCGTAGACGAAGAAGTTGAGTTTGGGCGGATGATAACTCTCCCAGAAATCATCAAATGGTTAAAATCGAAAATTAAATAATCCTAAAACCCCTCCCTAGAGGGGAGTTTCACCCACCTATAACTCAACTGTCTTACTTTTAAGTAAAACCTATAAGTAAGACTAATCTAAAACTACTTGACATCTGTAAAGCATAGCTGTAAGATGTAAGACATCAGAGTAAAACAATCAATACAGTTAACTCTGATAACGCAACACAACACAGTCACTACGTCACTACATATAAAGGAAACAAACCATGTTGTTAACCAACCGCTTCAATCAAATCGACTCCCAAATTAATCAAGTCGAGTCTGATATTGCCAAACTTCAAAACCAATTATCAGAACTGCAACAACACCGCCAACACCTTCAAGCTGTAGAACAAGCCTGTGAGAGCGCCTTGATTCAAACCGAAACCGCTTTGGCTATGCTTAATCATATTGATCCCGATTGTGTCCAAACCTTCAAGGCGGCGATGTTGGCTAAATTTGACGGTGCTATTCCACAACTCCCAGAGGCTACCGACACCGACACACCGAAACCAGAACCCATTAACCCAACAGAACCCGATACCGATAATACAGACACCATCACGGTTGACCCTATCCTAGAATCACCGGAAATCGACACTACACCGGAATCAGAACCCCGTAACCTTGCATCTGTTGGGTGTGCAGTGTTTAATCCTTCTACAGCATCACTGGATGAACTCAAAGCATGGGTACGGAGTCACCAGGGGGATGATAAAACCCGACTACAAGGAACCCTAACCCGGCGCACAACATGGGAATACGCCGCCAAATTGATTCTTGAAAATCTAATCAGATAGGGACTTCTAACCTATCTGTAAGACTTATAAGTAAAACATATAGTAAAGTGTTTTACTTATAAGTAAGACAAATGTAAAACTACTTGGCAAAGTAAAACAAATTAGTTATACTGTTTTACATAGGGGTCAAGAAAACACCTCTTAAACACAACAGAGTCAGAAGGGCTACTTTCTCAGGGACGCCCAACCGACTCCAATCAACCCAATAAAGGATCTAAATATCATGGTAGCTCAAATTCAAGTCACAACGACAACCGAGATCATCTCAAGCTATTACTCCGATTTTGACGGAATCACAATCGACACAATCTTAATGACCCATCCAGACGGTACAACAGAAATCCGATACGGTTGGACTGAATTAACGGAAAACGGTGGCACAGTCCACTTTATCCGTACCGAAGACGGGACGGTCTTAAACGGGAATTGGGCAACAACGAAGACCAACAAATGGTTAGTTGCTTACAAATCACTACGGCTTGTAACAACCCAAACCCAAACCCGACCCCAACCCGTGCAAATCCCCGTTATTCGTAGCTACGCAGGAAAAGCCTTTAGCTCAGGGCGAATCAAACCAAACACGCCCGATTTTGATATTACAGAAGCACAAATGAATAAAATTTTGAGTGATGCCCGTCAATCACTCGGCTGGTAAAAAACAATGGGGGTGAAATTCCCCCAATTCAAACAATCAACCAAATCAACTAAAAGATTAAATCATGGCAACAAATTCTCCCGCATCAAAAATTAAATCTAAACTAAAAAAAATATTTCCTAATACTAAGTTTAGTGTAACAACACCAGATTATCGCTCTACCAAAGTTCATGTTAAATGGGATATGGAAATCGGTAGCAGTCTAACTTGGAATGCAATCAAAGCTGTTACAGATAAATACAACACTCATCCAACAATTAATAATTCTAGTGTTGAGTTATTACCTAAATTCAGTAAAGAACGAAAAGATTGGACGTTAGAGTGTATCAAAAATCTTCCCGTTGAAGGTGAAGAAAAATATGATGAAATAAAAAGATACAACCACTACATCAAAAATGGTGTATGTAACAATTTAGATTAATAAACAAATCAACCAAAGGAAAAAAATATCATGTTAGATAATTTAATTGTCGGTGGCAAATACACAATACATTTCATCTTTGAACAGTTTTATAAAAAAACTGAAACGTTAGTTTTAAACTCGTTTCATTATGAAATATTTGAGATTAAAAAAAAACCGATTCAGGATTGTTAATCAAAAGATTAATTGTGAAAAGCTCAGAGGTTTACCACTCAACGAGATTCTAAAAATCAAAATGAAAGAGATAGGTATTGAAGAATCTGATTTCTTGTACCAACAATAAACCTTTATGGGAATTGGCGATCGCATAACTTCAACTCAACAGAAAGGAGGTGATGTTTAGACGAGGATCATCGGTCATCTGGTGTTTGTGTAAGTAAGACGAATCCGGGGTAGGAAAGACCCTTGAACTACCCTTTTTTTTAACAAATTAACAGGAGGATAATGAGTGAGTTTAGAGGCTTTGTAGTCAAGAATAGTTTAGGTCAAGTTGTATTTTCCGCTAGTCGCCATAGCGAAGCTAGAAAGGAATGTGAAAGGTTAAACCTTCTAGGCAATGACAAGTTTTTTATTGAAGAAAACTGGAAAGGAACCCCGACATCGGTTATTACAAGGACAAGGAGAACATGAGAAAAACAATTACAACACAGACAATTTATGGACTAGGAAAAGCTCAAGCCACAGCTAGAAAATGGTTGGCAGTTAACCGACTTGATGATGATTATTGGGGGATAACTTATATTCCGTTTGGGGTACGTTTTCCTGGTTGGTTTGCTACAAAAAGAGATGCGATCGCAGCGTCAAAAATAGCAAGGAGAATATTCCCTTATCCATTCAAAAATAACGAACACCTGATGCCAACAGAAGCGCAGTGGTTTGAATCCCTAGAAGACAATCAAATCAATTTTTATAGATAGGAGAAATCAATTGAGAGGGTTTAAACTCCCTCTCCTAAACTTCACCAATAGGACTAAAAACAATGCAAAAATCTACTTTTAAGATTGCCACAAAATTTTCGGATGCTACTCGCACCGAACCCAGAAAACCTATCGAATACACAGAGGTAGAAGGGTTTGTTGTCGGGAATTGGGGAATTACTAATCATGGGGCCGTGGATGGGGGAATTACTAATCATGGGGCCGGGGATGGTTGGGTCGTCTACCATATTGTTAAGGGTTTGCGATTGTCCTATCTATGTTTTGAGTGGGATAACGCCGTCGTTGTTTTGCAGATGACCGTTAAATTATTTGGGGAAAACAACGACGGCGAACCGACCTCCGATAATTATAAAAAATCCTGTGATTGGGAGCGCGAAGCACGCCTAATAGCGGCCCGCGATTGTCTTTATTTTGATGATGATTGCGATAGTGACGATGATTAATTGATTTGATTGTCAAGAATAACCAATAATCCCTAGGGGTCAAGCTAACCTCTAGGGATTAGTTTTATTTTACGCTTGTAGCGATCGCATTCCCTACACTTCCCAGTAAGATAGCTCCACTAATTACGGGAGAGATTAACCATTTGCTGAATAACATTTTCTAATCTTGGCTCCACTTGTTTCTTAATTGATTCCCCCACTTTTTGATCGCCGTTTACGGTAATTGGGATATTTATTGTTGGAGAGATTGTCGTCTGCCCTTTCTCTGTGGCTTGTTGCAACGCCCGTAAGAAGTCTGGGGGAATACTAGGGGATAAAACGGGAGACAGGGCAGAGGGAAGTTTGAGAGGATCTGTTAATTGAGGAGAAGGTACTGATCCCCCTCCAAGTCCGCCAGTGAGTTTGTAGATTTCAGAAGATGCGCTACCTGTTGCACCAGAGAACTCCCCATCCCCTCTTATGCTCCGCATTGTTCCCTCTGCGGACATCCCTCCTGGCAATCTTCTGCTCCCTTTTAATCCACTTTCTCTGAGGGCTTGCTCTCCCGTCGCTGCGGCTCGACCCGTTAGATCGCTTACACTGTCCACTCCAAAACCATCAAGCACGCTGGCAGTAATATCTGTAAAACGCTGCCGTTTTAATGATCTGTTACTGGTGTTGTTGGCCAAGTCTACCTGTGCCGAGCGAATAGCCCCTTGACTACGGAATTCCAACGCTTCTCTCTGGAGTTTGAAAACTTTTGACTGGTTAATGTCTTGTCTCCGTAATAAATCCAAGTTTTGCTCTTGGTAGCCAACGTTCTCTCCTGCTATATCTGCCGCTGTTTGCAGGTCGTCTAACTCTTCTGGGGTTGTTCTAGGATCTTTCTTGGCTGATTTAAGAGCATTATCAGCTTTTCTTTTTTCAACTTTCGCATCATTCAACGCCCTTCTAGCAGCTAGTTTGTCCCGTTCTATTTCAATACCTTTCATTAATTGTTGGGATATCAGGCTTTGTTTATCAAATTCAGCTTGTTGTATAGCTGATTTTAATTTAATAGCCGAGATTAATTCAGCGAGTTGTTTTTTCTTCCGTTCAGAGCGTTCTCCTTGGACTAAAGCATCTAATTCCCCTGAGTAAAAGCTACTAGCCGCGTCAAACACCCCTTTTTGTGCGTCCTGTAATTCCGAACGCATTTGAAGGGCTTTATTGAGAATATCGAATTTCCGACTCTGATTATCTAGTTCGTTATTCTGGCGTTTAATAGTGTTCTCATAGGCCTGTGCTTCCTTGTTTAACCCTGCTTCGTATTTCCTTACGATTGCATCAATCAACTGCCCCTGAGCCTCAACCAACTGCAACTGGAGCTTGATTTTCTCGCCAGCATCCGTCTCTAAACTAATTTTGGTTTGTAATATTCTAATGGCTTGCTGTGCTATTGTTAGATCATATTCTTCCCCAAAAATCTTCCCTTGGTTTAGCAGGGTTTTTAAGGCAATTATTTCCTTAGTATTCTTAATTTCGGTTTCGGCAATCTCTAATGCTGCCCAGGCTTCTCGTTCTTCCCTGGTAGCTTCCTCTAGGGACAGTCTTAATTTGGCTTGTTTATTGACATCTTTTTCTCGGCTAAGTTGAAATTGCAACTCCTGAACTTTATCGGTAGCACTTGAAGCCCCTTCTAGCTCCCTGAGTGCGTTACCACTATTAATCTGCTTTTCTATGCTTAATAATTGAGCATCATTCTCTTTGGCGATGTTCCCTAAAACGGTTTGAGTGTGGGCATCCCAGGCTTCCTTCTCGGTTTTCAACATCCCCAGGGATTGTTGGAGTTGTTCTTGTCTTAGCTTTCTGATTTCAGTTTGTCTATTAGCCTCTAGTCGTGGGTCTGAGAGTGCGGGTTGAGCTTTTTTTGCCTCTAGTTTTTTAAATGTGTTATTGTATTCAGACTCAAGAGTTTTGAGGTTGTTTTTAATATTTTCCTCGTCAATTAAGTTCCGATCACCTCCAAATTCATTAAACGACCTCTGAACTTCATTTTGTCTAATTAATTCAGCTTCTTTAACCAAATCAACAGTTTTTTTAAGTTGTTTTTCTAGTGTAGAAAGTTCTTGGTCGTAGCCATCCTTGATTGTTTTTTGACGCTGAACCTGGAGTTTTCCGATTTCGGCGTTGACAGCTTCTCGACCTTCTTTGTCAGTATCCGCTAACTTCTTTAATTTGTTCTGTTGTTGCCTGATTTGTTCATCTAACCCCTTGATTTGTAATTGTGATTTTTGGCTATTGTAGTTTTCCTCCGTGGATAGTCCTTGAGCAAGATATCCCTCGATGATTGACTGTTGCTCCTGAAAGTTTTTAACCAGTTCCTCGTTTCGTTTAGATCGTTCCTCTGCAATGGCTTTAGTGATATCCGATTCTATTTTCTTAATTTCTTCCCCTGCTTTTCGGACTGCTTCAAGATTTCCAAAGGATTGTTGTTCAGACTGAATCCGTTGTTGTGCTGCCTTGCGTTCCTCTAATTCCTTAATTGTTAGTTCGGTGGTTAATCTCTCTGATTCTCTAATTCCTATCTCCCCATTCTTTTGTTGAGACTCTATTTCGGCTTTTTGTTTTGCGATAGTATCGGATCGCTTTTTGCTTTCCTGCTCAATGACTTTAGTAATTGTTTCCTGTGCTTTGCGTTGAACCTCTTGATCTAACCTTGTATCATAGGCTAATTGACGGAGTTTGCTAGTAACATCCCTATCAATCGTTTGCCCCATTTCTAATAGAGCCATGTTAAACTCAATAACCTCGGACGCTTTTTTCTTGAATACCTCCTGATCTCCAGATGGTTTTAGAATTGCATTCATAGCTTCATTTGCTTTTTTCTTTAACTGTTCTAACGCTGTTCCTAATACCATTAAATCTTTTGGGGCAATAACCACGTTAGAGGAGGCTTGGGCTAATGCCGTTTTTAACTTTTCTAACTCGCCTATTTGAGATTGAATATTAGACTTGTTAGCATCCCCTTTGACCGTTCTCTCTTGTTCTTTTAATGCAGCTATCTGATCCTCGATAAGTCCAATTCTTAGCCGTGCCTGTGTTTGCAATTGCCGATTTTTCCTGTATTCTCCATCCGTTAATCTAATACCTAATTTATCAGCTTCTTGTTGCTTTTTCTGAGCCACAGACAGTTTCTCAAGGGAGTCAATAGCCAAATCCCCGTATTCCTCTGTTCGGGTTGCTAGTTCGGTTGTTGCCTCCGTAGAATCGTTTAAGGATTGACTATAAAGAACGAGTCCAACCCCTCCCAAAACCGCAGCCACAGCCAATAAAGGTGCTAATAGTGCTGCGGTTGATAGTACCAATCCTTTTATTGCAACACCCAATCCTCCGACCGTCAAAGTCCCCGCAGCCGCAGCCGATGACAATCCCAACAATGAACTCGCGGCACTCCCAGCACTTGCAGCCATCCCAGCCAAACCAAGGGAACTTAATACCCCCGACAAAACAAAAAATGCCGTGGTGGCACTACTTACAACACCAGCCAATTGAATTTTAATGAAGGACAATATCGCAGGGATTAATTGGGCGCGGAAGGCGATCGCTAAACCAGTAACAACAACTGTTGAGGTAATTAAAGCGGACTGCCACGATCCAACCAGGATGTTGATAACCTCACCCAAACCCCCGGCAACCCCTCCGAGAACCTCCATCAAGGCTTTATTCTGAAGAATAAATGTGTCAATTGCCTTAAACGCAGCAAAGGCGACAACCGCAACCCCGACACTCTTGAGGACATTCCCTAGTGCGGCGGTTGCAGCCGTGATTAGGGTCACAGATCCGGGTATCAGTTGGAGATTGGCGAATAATCGCGCCACTCCTGTTGCACTAAAAACAGAAGCTCCCCCTAAACTTGTGAATGCTGCTGCCAATGCCCACGCGTTCCTTGCTAATAACAGCAGTAGTTGCCCCACGCCCGGAAGGAGAATATTCCCCAAAACCCCGAAAGCGGAGGTAAGTAACTTGACCCCAAAAACGAGAGATTTAACCTGTAGAGCAACTACTAAAAACCCACTAGCTAGAGGGGCTATAGCCCCTGACAAAGCCGAGAATAGATTCAGTGCTGGACGCAATACCGCCATTGTGAATCCCAGCCCTTGATTCAGTGCCTCCAATGCGTTCGCCAGAGAGGTAAACAAGAATAGGGGGACATCTTTAAAAACCGTCACTACATCCCCCAAGACGGTTTTAAAAATAGATTGAAAAGCTAGACCCGCGCGAAGGATCTGATCTGTAACCTTCCCTGATTCGCCCACCAACATCTCAAGGTTCGTTTGTAAAAACTTATAGACTTCGTTTAGGGATTGAGTCAAAGGTGCTAATAGTTTTTCCCCCGATCTTTGTCCTATTAATTCAAACATTTCTTGAATGTTTGACGTTACTCCAGAAAAACTCTGTGCGGCTAATTTATTTCCAGCCCTAAACGCAGACAATCGTGTGGTTAATTCCTGAACTAAAGTCCCTTGAGCCTTCCACTTGGCAACCATCGTGTTAGTTATTCCTAACGATTTAGCCAAGATAGAATTCATGTCAATTGTTCCTAGGAAAATTGATTGAATCTCTTGTCTACTTTGATATAAAGGAACCTGTAATGTCCCCAAAGCGGCTGCAAAGTCAATGGTTAGACTCCGTGCATCGCTTAGGGTAGCCCCGATAGGTGTAGCTCCTTCTGCGACCTGTTGAAATATTGGGATTAATTGCTTTGACGTGACCCCAACTAGATCAATAGAATCAATCCTTAACTGTCTAATCTGATCATTTATAGGTTGATTGAGAGCTAAGATAGCCTGGGTGGGATCTTTAATCTCAAACCCATTACTAATAATTTTTGAAGTTGCTGCCATCGTTGATGCGACCGATAGCAACTGCCCTTGTAGTTCGATAGTTTGTCCAATCAACAATTTAAACGGGCCGTTAGAAACTAACCCTCGAAGCGTTGACATCCCCTGCCCAAAGAATCCAATAACTGAGGTCGTCTGAACAATTGAGCTTGTCACTCCCCCAAAAGATTCACGGAATAAATCAAAAACCTGCAAAGGCTGACGTAGACCGAGGAGGCTTTCCCCTAGATCCCTGATTACATCGACAGCCTGGCTAGCGTTTGCTGTAATCGTAATGGTAGTCCCGCCAAATCCTGCCACCATCTAAAAATCCCCCTTTTCCTTGCTATGATTAAGAGGCAGTTTTAATTAAATACTACGCATTGGTTTAATTGCATTGGCTTAATTGCATTGGTTTAATTGAATTGTAACAATAAAACCCCAAGAATACCTGGGGCTTTATTGTTCTCCCTACTTGTTAGGGAAATTAATTGATTGGAAACGAAGACATCTCAGCGTTTAATTGCTCTATCTGCTGCTTGATTTCCCGAAACCGTGATTCATTCAAGGACGAGGCGTTATGGACATTCCCCTTAACAGACACTTGAATCCCCCCTAATAGTAAAGCAATCTTCTGATCTCCAAATTGTTTCCCAATCTGGTCTGCGGCTTGTTTCAATAGGGCAATCTTTTCTAGGATTTCAGTGGAGGATCTTTCTTCTGAAGGGAGAGCTTCAACTGCGGCAATCCGTTTGTCGATAACCGCCACTACTAACTTTGCCACAAAATCGACAATCTGATAAGTGTCAATCAATGGGTAAACATATCCCTCTGAGGAGTAGAAGAAATGTTCGGGGATTGAGGGACAGACAGCTTTTAAGGTGTTGCTAATTTTATTAAGCGACTCCGCGCTAGTGAATCCATCTTTTGTGCCTTCTATAGCCCAATTCAACATAAAATCCACAGGTTTTTCCAGGGGATACTCAACACCGTCCAATACAATAGAAGCCATACATTTTAATCCTATAATTTCTTAACTATTCTATCAAAAAATTGGTATTATTGGAAAATTCAAACAATTCACCAGAGAGGATGTGAAATTAGTGGGCTGTTTATTCTGATTGACCTATTAATTTCAGTTCCCTTGCCTAACTACAGAATAGATAAAATCAAACATTTCTGGATCGTTCTTGGCTAGGTAAATGGGGTTTCTGTACATCAATTCCAGTCCCATTGATAATACTTCTGTCCCGTAGGTATACACTTTCCCCATATAAGGATGTAACCATTTATCAACTTTCGTTATTTCGCTTTTACTATAGCCCCGATTACCCGTCGCTTCTTTTAATGAAACGGCTGACTCCCCTGCGGTTCTTTTGTTGTAAAAATTCAACACTTTTCGACTAACTGTATTATTATTCCATTCAAGCCAATGCCCCATTTCATGTACTACCGTCGCTATAGAATTGTCGCCGGGAGCTATTACAACCCCTCCTGTATATTTCCCGTATTTTTCCTTTTTTTCCCTAAAAACTGGATCACCTCCAAAACTTCCAAAGTTCCCACCTGGATCAAACAAGCTTCTTATTTGATCAATATTGCCAGTGGAAACACTTGCCATAGAGGAAAAGCCATTTATGCCTACTAATTGAGAAAAAGCCTCAACACCTTTCTTGTAAAGAGCCTCTAATCCTTCGTCGCTTGCCTTGTAATAGACATCGACAACAATCGGGGAGTCAGATTTTACTATTTGTCTAGCTTCTTCCAATTTGTCTGATACTATCTTTTTGGCAGTTACAACCCGCTCCATTGTTGATTCCAGAAGAAAAGTTGCTTCCTCTGGGTTCTTTTTCGTTAGCTTGTTTACTCTCTTTTGTATTTGAGTCATCTCATCCAATAGACTTTCTATTGGTTTTTCCTCAAATAATGATACGGGCGTTTTTATCCCTTCAAATATTAACTCGTCACCAAAATCTTTTATTAATTGCTCGCGCTTGTTTTTTGCTTCTGCCATCAATAATTTTTCTTGTTTAGCTTGCCTTTCTTCATAGGTTTCATAAAGATTAACCAGAGGAGGTGTCGTAACAATTTCCCTTGTTTTTTTCGTTTTATATTCTTCCCTTTTTCTTTGTACTTCCTCCCATTCCTTTATTAACAAGGGTTCTGTTATTTTCTTGAGTTCATCAGCTTTTTTAAGAAATTCTTTTTCTTCTTCTGGTAAAACGCCTGGCTTTATTGACCGTCTTAAATATTTCGCTCGTAATTCGTTTAATTTAAAAAGCCTTTCCTGAGAGAAATCGTCCTGAGCATTGGCTCTGCAACTTTTCTTGATATTGATACAAATACTTCCACAATTATAGGAAGTTGGCTTTACACACTGGGCTTTCTCCCTTTTCGCTCCCCCTGCATCAATTCGGTAAGAATAACCTGCTGAGAAGTCTTCCCAATTCTTTAAATCAACACCCCGACTATCAATTCTAGGGGTGAATGGCTTATAAGTAACAGACCGCTTGTTAATCTCAAAGGAAAACACACGAGATCTGGTTAAGTCCTTAAACCGCCCTGTTATCTTTTCATTCTCCAGGGTTCCAGGATCGAAATCTAGCACAATGACCGGAGCATTATAGGCAAATGACATTGACAGAATTTGACCTATTGCCAATCTCATCTGAGCTTCGGAAGGTGCCATGTTAGGGGCAAAAGATTGAACCATGATTCTACTTAATAAACAATTTCAGACTCATCAACCACTTTCCCGTCAATTACCAAAGGAGGAGGAGCAATAGGTTGATCCATCACTGTCCCATCAAAGGTTTTTGCTATCTCGGTGGCAATTAACCAATCTGGATCGGGAGTTGCGGGGGAATTAAGCCAGAAGAAAGGCGAGTCCGGGTCTATGGCTGCCAATTTCTCCATTGCTAAAACATTGTTCAGGATAGAGGCATAATGGGGCGTTGAGGATGTCCAAACTCCATTCTCAATAACTGCCACTACACCGTTGATTTTGACGCGATAAGCCATGTTAACCTCTTCTAACTACAGAATAAATAAAATCAAACATATCGGGGTCTTGTTTAGCGAGTGCAACTGGATTCCTATACATTAATTCTAAACCCATTGAGAGAATTTCCGTTGACTCGTCAGGATAAACTTTTCCCATATAAGGGCGCATCCATTTATCAACCTTTGTTATTTCAGTATCTCTATACGATTTGATTCCGGTTGCGTCTCGCATTTTGACCACTTTTTCTCCCTTTGTCCTGCGATTGTAAAATTCTACAACTTCTTTCTTTATTTCTGGGACGGAGTATTCTATCCAGTGACTTAATTCGTGAATAACTGTACCAGGGTCATCATTCCCCATTGACACGGTTTTATCTGCATTATTATAATAACTTCTCTTATCTCCCTCTGGCAAGCCTTTGACATTAACCTTACTCGTTAAACCAGGAATTGACACCATTAAAGACAGTGATTGAATCCCCTCATCCCATCGGGATTTATTCTTTTTATCTTTTACTTCAATGTTAAGATTTGTAGGCAAATCGACTTGAACTAATTTTCTAGCTTCACTTGAAAACCTTTTGAAGTCTTCTGATGCAGCCTCTAATTCCCTTAATTTACCTTCACTTAAAATATCAGCCAATGGCGGGTTTGTTTTTAATAGTTTATCAATTTCTTTCTTTGTTCTTTTTATTAATTTAGCTAAGTATTTCTCTGGCTTTCCATCGTCAATAGCCTTTATAATAGCACTACCTTTGTGTTTAGAAGGATCAAATTTAGATATAAAATCCTCTGACATTTTATCTAATCGTCCCCTAACTTCTTTCGCTTCTTCTAATAACCTAACTTTTCTTTGTTCTGGGGTTTCTGGTTTATTTATTGGTTTCTCTTTAGCAAGCGAAGGAGTGTCGGGGGTAAAATCATTGATTGACTTTAAGTTGTCGACACCAGGAGGAATAATAGGATTGGATTTAATAGCCTTTTCTTTTGCAGACCTTCTACTAACGGCGGTAACGTAATCAATTCCTATCGCTTTTAGCTTCTCAAGCCTATCCTTTGACCTAGAATCATTCGGAACTATCCTGCAATTTTTCTTAACATTAATGCAAGATAGACCACAATTATAGGAAGTAGTCTTTACACATTGAGCTTTCTTTTCCCTCTTGTCTTCTCTATATTTAATCATTTTCTCCTCACAACACTATAAATAAAATCAAACATTTCAGGATCATTCTTGGCTAGATATACCGGATTCCTATACATTAATTCCATCCCCATTGATAATATTTCAGAAGCATTTTTATATTCTTTGCCCATATAAGGATTTAACCATTTATCAACTTTTGTAACCTCATCATCTCTATAGTTCTTGTTTCCTGTAACTTCGCTCATCTTAACGGTTTTTTCCCCTGCCGTTCGCTTTTCGTAAAAAGATTCAACTTCTTCTCTAATCCCTGGCACTTTCTCCTCTAGCCAATGACTCATCTCGTGAACTACAACAGCAGGGTCAGGATTCCCCATATAAACATTATTTGTTTTCGGTTTGTAATAGCTTCTCCCTTTTCTTTCTGGAGGAGCATCAACTATATTAACTGGAGTATCCAGCCCTGGAATTGAGATCATTTTTTGGAATACCTCAACACCTTTTTGATGGGATCTAGGAGTTCCGGTTTTGACGGATGAATTCAACTTAGTTGGACTATCCACTTCTACCAATTTTCTAGCCTTCTCTAAAAAAGCCTGAGCTTCTTTGTTCGAGGTATTAAACACTCTCTCCGCCCTTGCTGATAGCCTCTCAGCCTCTTGTGGGTCTTCTTGCGACAAACCCTTGATTTTCTTACTGTAAAGAAGTTTATTCTTTTTAAGTTGCCGAACGGGGTTCTCCGATTCAAGTAACGAGGCAGTCCCTTTCTTCGTAACAGATGTTTCGCTAACGCCCTCGTATAATTTCAGCAGTTCCTCTCGCTTGCTTGCAGCCTCCGCTTTTAGTCGTGCTTTCCTGCGAGCTTGATTGATAATCTTCCTGTCCACTGCCAACTCGGACGCTTCTGTTTTTCTGGCTTTTTCTACCACGCCAACCAATTTATCGGCCGCGGCTTTTTGCCTTAAAGACCTTGCTGACTTCGATTTTGATTGAGCATAGAATTGAGAGATTTGTTTTAACCTCTGAAGACGCGATCGCCCAAAAGATTCAGAAGGGACTTGCCGGCAATTTTTAGAGACGTTAATACAGGCGTTGCCACAGTTATAGGATGTTGGCTTTTCGCATTTGGGCTTCTTCATTTCAGAACATCACAACCGATCTAATTGGTTTATTTTATATTGATCTTTCTTTGAGGTACTCCAGAGGTTTTATCTTTAGACTTGCCTTCTGCGTTTAACTTGCTTTTCAATGTTTTGAGTTTGCGAGATGGGGCAGCAGATATCCCGTATTCAAGTTCAAGATTATCAATTTCATCCATATCTATTAGGATTTCATCGTCTGTTTGAGGCTTGTTATTCATGTTCTTATCCTTAAATAGTGCCTATATTTTATCTTATTATATTTTATTCTAGTTTGGTTTTTTTCTCGTATTCCTTGACAAATGCCTTGGCTGATTTTTCTGACAGATGAAAATATTCAAGTTCATATCCATATTTAGCACCTTTTTCAATTCGTTTTTTAAACCCAACTGACTCATAAAACGGCACAGCACTTTCTAATGACTCTAGTTTTATTTTCCCTTTAAATCCTCTTTTTACACTCTCTTGAATAGCATGATATATGATTTGTTTCCCCACTCCTTTTGTATTGGTTATTATATTTGATGGATTAGTACCTAAAAATTCTATATACATAGATTCTTTAGATTTGTCATTTCCCGTAGTAAAGAAGCCTTGAGTTTTTCCAGATTCGTCCTTTAAAAAAAACGCATCTTGTAATCCTGCCTCGACTTCTGTTGCCCAAGCTAGACCCCCCGCCACACCATTTGAGTCATCAACTAAATCTTTTTTTGCCTCCAGAACATCTCGCTCAATCACCTCATTGCCATACTTTATAAGTTTACCATACGGGGACTGCTTTAATGCTTCCCCCGTACTATCAACGTACTTACTGGATTTATTAATCCATTCTTTTGCCGTTTTCTTTATCTCTTTTACGGATGCAATAGAAGGCGTTAATTTACCAACTTTTCGCACTGGGGATTGTTGCTGTTTCTGTTTTTCTAGCTGTTTTTCTAGCTGTTTTTGTTTTTCTAGCTGTTTTTTTAGCTCCTCTTGTTTTTCTAACTCCTTTTGTCTTTCTAGCTCCTTTTGTTTCTCTAGCTCTCTTTGCCTTTCTCTTACACTCTTGGGTGCAAGAGAAATCCCCTTATTTTTTTTGAGGAGTTCATCTCTTTGCCTTTCTCTTACACTCAAGAAAATCTCCTTTTGTTTTTCTAGCTCCCTTTGTTTTTCTAGCTCCCTTTGTTTTTCTCTTACCCTCTTGTCTCTTTGCCTTTCTCTTACACTCGAGAGTGCAAGAGAAATCTCCTTTTCTTCTTCAAGAAGATAGGACTTTCTTTCCTTTTGCTCCCCTGGCTTTATTCTGTCCAGTTTTTCGAGATACAGTTTTTTTAAATCGAGTAACTTATCAATCCGTTCCTTTGAAAAGTCATCATCAGCATTAGCACTGCAACTTTTCTTGATATTAATACAAATACTTCCACAATTGTAGGATGTAGGCTTTACACACTGGGCTTTCTTCCTTTTTACTCCCCCTGTATCAAAACGATAGGAATAACCTGATCGGTAGGAATAACCTGCCGAGAAGTCTTCCCATGCCTCAACATTCAAACCCGTGCTGTCAATTCGTGCCACGAAGGGTCGAGCCACGAAGGGTCGAGCCACGAAGGGTTTATAAACAACCGACTTCCTGTTTATCTCAAAACTAAACACACGAGATCTAATGGCGTCCTTAAACCGCCCTGTTATCTTATCGCCGTTACTATCCCCTAAATCAAAATCAAGTACCACCACAGGCGAATTATAGGCAAATGGGAGCGATAACGTTTGAGCGATCGCGAGTTTCATTTGAGCCTCGGAAACCATAGTATTTGGATTAATTTTCACTTCCATAGGAGGTTTGTTATTCATGTTCTTATCCTTAAATAGTGCCTATATTTTATCTTATTTTAGTTTTTTCTCGTATTCCTTGACAAAGGCTTTAGCCGATTCTTCTGACAAATCAAAATATTCCATATCATAATATTTGCCATCTTCAAAAATTTTCTCTGTTCTCCTTTGAAATCCCATTGCTTCATAGAAAGACTCTGACGTACTCAGTGATTCTAGTTTTATTTGCCCTTTCAGCCCTCGCTTTATGCTTTCCTGAATAGCCTGATACATAATCTGTTTTCCCACCCCTTTTTTACTCTGTATTATATTTAATGGATTTGTCCCTAAAAATTCTATATACATTGAATCTTTGGATTTTTCATTTCCTACCATAAAAAAGCCTTGAGCATCCCCAGATTCGTCTTTTAGAAAAATTGTATCTTGTTTTCCTGGCTTCTCTTGAGCATAAAAAATTAATCCATCTATTACTATACTTGAGTCACTTACTAATTCCAACATGTTCTTAAGAGCTTTTCTATCGACCTTTTTACCTCCAATCATATTATCTTCAGAAAGAGCATTTAATACTTTGTTTCCTTTTATCTTAAATTGTTTTGCGGTTGAAGACCATTCTTCTGCTGTTTTTATTTGATCTTCCTTGGCTTCCAAGGAAGGTGTTAACTTACCAACTTTTCGCACTGGAGGTTGTTGCTGTGCTTTAACTTCTTCCTGTGCTTTAACTTCTTCCTGTTTAGCAGGTTTTTCTATTGGGGTGTCAACTTCCTCTACTTCTACATATAAAATTCCGTCTTTTTTAGTAACACCCTTAAATTTGTGTCTAGTGTTTTTTGAAACAACAACTTCTTTTTCATCTCTTCCTAATTTACCTGCTTCGGGTTTCCCAAAAACACTAAGATTTCGGATGGACGCACCTGACTTATTGGTCGATTTGATAATAACCTGAGTTGATTTTTCACCCGAAAAATCTAACTCAGTAAAGTGGGCAGCTATGGCAATATCAGAAGTCCAAGATGAGTGGGCAGATTGGTTTCCAACTATTCCATCTTTATCCCCTTTTGCCCACTTCATTGCTTCATCTTCAGAAGAAAAAGTAATCCCCCTATAAATTTCTCCTTTATATGGTGTTGAATTTTTGATAAATTCATCAATCTGGTCAGCCTGTCTATTCTCTCGCCCATTTTTCTGATCTTCTCTTATCTCGGAAGATCCTTTACCCGTCCAGTATTTAATGGCATTAGCGGTATCCTGAGCCTCTTTCAAGGTTATTTGCTTTCCAGTCTTGGTTACTGCATCATAATATTCTTGTGCGTTTTTAGGTGCGCCATCGTGTGTTCCGTCACCAATTAAGCTAGTAGGTTGCTGTTTTTCAACTACGGGATTTGTTTTTTTGGGTTCTGGCTTTAATTCTGGAATTAAAACAGGCGGTTTTTCCGCTTTGACTTTAGGAGTTGCTTCAACTGTTTTTGCATAATTTTTCCCAATTCCCTCTAACTTTTTAAGCCTATCTTTTATTGTGGGATCATCAGTTTTAATCTTGCAGCTTTTCATGATGTTAATACAGGCTTTCCCGCAGTTATAAGCTGTTGGCTTAACACACTGTGGTTTCTTTTTGTCTCCTATCCCCGCATCTACCCGATAGGAGTAGCCACTAGAGAATTCCTCCCAGTCATCTACGCTATCCATCCGTCCTGGGGTGTAAGGTTTAAAAGTGACTGATTGCCCTTTGATATTAAATGAAAAAATACGGGGACGGGTTGCATCCTTGAATTTGCCTTCAAACTCCCCTTGATCGTTTACCGAAAAATCCAACATCACCACCGGAGCATTATAGGCAAATGGTTGAGACAGAGTTTGGGCGATCGCCAACTTCATCTGTGGCTCGGTTGGCGTGGCATCTTTTCTAGTCGTTGAACTCATGGTTAAATCTCCTATACTTCCTCAGCTTCAACAATAATCCGTCCGTTTTCTTCCTTGACACTTTTAACTCGATGGCGAGTGTCTTTTAGCACCATAACTTCGTCTTCTTCTTTGATCCTGCTCAAATTCCTAATAGACACACCTGATTTATTAATGGTTTTAATGACGACGGGATACCTTTTTTCCTCAATAAAGAAATCGTCCGAAAAATTCTTTGCTGTTTTAAGGCTAGATGACCAAGAGGCGTGAGCACCTTGATTATCTAGCACCCCATCCTTGTCGCCTTTAGTCCAGTTTAAAGCCTCCTCTTTGGTTGCAAAATGAATCCCTCGGTAAACTTCGCCTTCGTATGGGGTTGAGTTCCTGACATAATTAGAAATCCGATTGGCATCCTCGTTTTCTTCCCCTGCTTTTTGATCAACTCGGATGTCAGTGGCATCCCTTGTCCATTTATAGATGGCTGTAGTGGTGGCTGCTGCCTCCTTCTTAGAAATATTTACCCCTGCTTTTTCCAGTGCTTCACGATACTCATCGGGGGTTGAGGGCATGGATTCGTGGTCGCCCTTCCCTACTAAATTAAGGTTTTTAGGTTTTTCTTCGGGTTGTTTAACCGCCTTTTCCTCGGATTCTTTTTGGGTTTTAGTTATTTCTGGTGATGGTTCAGGCGTTTTCTTTTCCTTGTTAGGAGAAACTTCTTCTGTCTCAACGATCAAAACACCATCTTCGTACACAACCTTTTTAACCCGATGGCGAGTGTCTTTGATGACCACCACTTCATCTTCCGTATCAAAGGTGCTTAAATTTTTGATAGAGGCACCTGATTTATTAATTGTTTTGATAATGATAGGTTGTGATGTCTCATCGAACGCATTGTCAACAGCAAATTCTCTCGCTTTATCCCAATTAGAAGTCCAAGATGCGTGGGCATTTTGATTGTCCAATATTCCGTCTTTGTCTCCTTTTGCCCACTCCAGTGCTTCTTCTGTTGATCCAAAGGAGATACCTCGGTAGATTTCACCTTTGAATGGCGTTGAACTCTTGACGTAATCAGTGATCCGGTCGGCAACGAGGCTGTATTTCCCTGCTTTTTGAGATTCTCTAATATAAGAGGCATCCTCTGTCCACTCTTTAACGGCTCCGGTAATCTTTATAGCATCGTCATAAGAGATGGGATTACCCGATGCTTTCATTGCTTCAAAGTACCCGTATGCGTCGCCAGGAACGGACTCATGATCCCCCTTCCCTACTAAATTAAGAGGCTTGGGTTCGTTTTCAGGTTCTTTAAGGGTTTCTGTTTGATCTTCACTCTTTACAGCTATTTTAGCAGCTTTCTTCCCTTCTTCAAAGTCAGATTCTTTCCCTTTTTTGCTAGGGGGAATTTCCTTTATTGTTTCTGGGATTTTATCTATTTCTGGTGGTTTTTCTACCTCTTTCTTGGTTTTTGTAGTTGATTTAGGATTGGATTTCTTGGCTTCTTTAGCGTAATCAATACCAGCAGCTTTCAATTTCTCTAAACGATCCTTTGACTGAGCGTCATCGGGGTTTGATTTACAATTATTATTAATATTTATACAGGCTTTCCCGCAATTGTATGCGGTGGGTTTAACGCATTGGGGTTTCTTTTTGTCTCCTGCCTTGCCTTTTGCTTTAGCCGTTTTAGCCTTGGCATCAAAACGGAAGGAATAGCCTAATGAGAACTCCTCCCATTGTTCTACTGCATCGCCCGAATCCATCCGTCCTGGGGTATAAGGTTTGAAGTTAACGGTATTTCCATCTAACTCAAAATCAAACACCCTCGGACGGGCAGAATCCTTGAATCGCCCTGATATTTTACCCGTGTCATCTACCTTAAAGTCCAACACGTCCACTGGGGCGTTATAGGCAAAAGGGAGGGCAAGAGTCTGGGCGATCGCTGCTTGCATTTGTACTTTTGTTGGGGCTGTTTTAGTCTCTATACTCATGTTTTCTGTTCCTTTTTGCCTATAACTTAATTAAGGATTTCTATAGGTTTCTGCCGTTATATCTTCTGATACTTTCAGATTGTAGTTATTTGATATTGTTTAATCCTTTAGAATCTTGACATAAAAACGCATTGCACCCATCTCTGATGTGACAGAGTCCTCTATTTTTTTTGGGGTGGCATCTGTCATTTGACCCCCAATTAATTGAACTTTGTCATTTGTCTGCATCTCCATCAATAAATTGTTGAAATCCCCTCGGCTTACTTTGTCGCCAAGAGTTTTTCTTAGTTCGTGAATAGGAATAAGATTGTCGTATTTCCCGTCCTTATCAAGATCGTTTAAGGACTTCATTGCCACGTCTTCAAATTCTTTCGGATCTGTTATTTGACTGGGTTTTCTTTTCGTTTCAGTCCTAGCCTTCTTCATAGCTTCTTTATCAAAAAATTGAATGTTATCCCTGTGGTTTCCTAGTTCGGTTTTTATCCCCCCTGGCATTTGCACCTGTCCTTCGCCGAGTCGAATATTATCATTATCGGCTTGAGACTGTAGCATCCACTTGTCAAAGTCCTCCGCCTTTACTCTCCCCTTTAATTCCTCTCTCATTTTTGGAATAGGGATTAACCCGTCCATATTATACTCAAAATTAACTCTAGCCAGTTCTTTAGGGATTTCCTTTTTAAAGGTGTCATAATCCTTTATTGGTTCGTCACTATAAAATGGATTTGCCTTGGATTTAGGACTAGATTTAGCTTTGGGTTTAACTTCGGGCTTTGGCTCGATCTTGGCTTCTGGTTCTGCCGTTTTCTTTGTTGCCAATTTTTGACCAGTAGGCTTTTTACTCTCTGCTTTAGGCTTGGTTTGGG